GAACGCCCAAGGCGAGACCAAAAAGCGCTATCTGCGGATTGGCTCGATCATCGAAACCCGCAATGGGGCCATGCTCAAGCTGGACTCTATGCCGCTCAAAGAGGGTGGCTGGGACGGCTGGGCGTACATCAACGATCCCAAGAAGACAGATGAGGCTCCCAAGGGCAAAAAAGGCTCTGGGTTCGACGATCTGGAAGACTTGCCCTTCTAACCATGAACTACGCCAACATTGATAAGAGCGACCGCCTGAAGAGGGTTGCTGATGTGCTGGCCCAGAGTGGGGAACTCTCCACTCTTGACATCATCAAAAAGGCTAATGTCTGCGCTGTCAACTCAATCGTTTCCGAGTTGCGCCAGAACGGCTACGACATTACCTGCCAACGCAGGGGTGAGAAATGGTTCTACAAACTGGAGAAAGCATGACTGATACACGCAAAGAAGTCTTGATTGGCCTGGACAACATGAAAAGCATTTTCATATCAACGTCCTTTGACAACAAGTTAATGGTTTCCTTGAACATTCAGGGCGGGTATGCATATGTCCACCTCACTGACGAGAAGGTCGATCAACTCATAGAAGCTCTCGTAGCCTTCAGGAAGGAACTGGCATGAAAAAGGTATTTGCTGGATTAGCAATCGCTCTTGTCACGACTGGAGCCTGGGCATCTTGTTCGACACAGACGATCATGTACGGTGGCCGTATGGTTACTTGTACAACGTGCTGTTACTTCGGAAACTGCACAACCAACTGTTTCTGATGAACCCGTTTGACCCGAACTACAAGGCCCAGATAAGCATGAGAGACCTGGAGCGATCTAGGAAGACTGCTTATCAGGCCAGCCGTATCGTCAATGAGAAGCGCAAGACTGGTGTAGAGCCAAGCAAATCAGAGGCGCAGCGGCTGGGTGCTTATGGAGGATCAGATCCTCAGAACATGGTTGTAGAAATGCCCAAAATGGCCTTGCACAAGAGGACCAGGGAGAAAAAAAGATGAGAGATAGTGATATCTTGGAGATATGGCGAAAGCACAAGGAGGTCCATGCTTTTGCCCATGAGATCCTGAACATTGAGCGCCGCATCTGTGCCAAGCTGGCAGACGATCATGAGCGCAAGCACGAGTTGCGAAATATTGACGGCAAGTGTGAGTGGGTTAGCCCTGCTGGAGAAGCTATCAGGGAACGGATCAAATGAACAGAGAAGACATCATCCGCATGGCGCGGGAGGCCGGGCTAACTGAGTTTGGGGGCTATACAGAGCAAAACATTGAACGTTTCGCCGCCCTTGTTGCCGCAGCCGAGCGTGAGGCGTGTGCGAAGGTGTGTGATGACTGGCCCAATGGCCGGGATGATGTGTATTCAATTGGAGCCGCCATACGAGCAAGGGGGCAGGAATGAACAGAGAAGACATCATTCGCATGGCGCGGGAGGCCGGTATCAAAAATGACTGTGACGGCATCTGGTGTGATGCAGATCAGTTGATTGCTTTTGCCCATCTTGTTGCATCCGTCGAGAACAGAGCCTGCGCTCAGATAGCAGATGCATCAGAGCCGTACAAGGCTATGGATCTGATTATGAGCCGGTGGCAGAAATGACTGATACGGAGACAAAATGAAAGCTAAAATTCTAGACCCTAATTTCAAGTATGTTAATGCCGCAGCAACTAACATTCAGGATACATGGAGAAAATTTGGCTGGAGGCCGTTAAGTGAAATGTCCAAAGTGCGGAGCGTGGAGTCTGGTCAGAGACACACGACAGAAGAACGGAACAGTCAGACGATTCAGAGAGTGCGGCAATGAGCATCGTTTTACCACTGAAGAGCATGAAGTTTCCCAAAACAAACGAGGCAGGCCCAGAGTTCGAAACTTGGAAGCACGAGAACCTAGTCCAGTTCGCCAAACAAGCGAACGAGCGGATGAAGGCTCAGGAAGAACAGATAGAGGCGCTGAAGATGGACGTTAGATACGCTATGGATGCCTACAGAAAGGCCATCACAGGGCGCTGACATCAATGATCTGACCCCTAAACTCGATCTCTTTGTCGCTCCACCGATGGGCCAGTTCAGGCCACAAAAGTTGACCATCCTTAAAAGTCAACACAGCAAACCCTGAGCGCCAGTTTACAGGATTGTCCTCAAGATAGTCCGTGAATTGGGGTCCATTGGTGTCTGCCAGAGTTCCTGTATCTACACCGTATCTATTGCCTGTGTAGTCAGCAAATGGCGTGACCTTCAGGCTGTGCAGATGGCCCGTCACAATACTGATTCCAGCATTGACAGTATTGTTGTGTGTGGCATGGATGCCGCCCTTGTAGCGGTGCTTGACAATTACCTTTTCTGTAGGCCAGCACGACCAGCATGGTATCCAGGCTGGAAAGTGGTCTGACAGCTTAAAGCCGCCAACGTGCATATATTCCGGCACCGTGTTGGCAAGCCGGTTCTCAAAACGGGCATCATGGTTGCCAAGCGACCATACCAGCTTTGCCTTGCCAGCAGCGTCCTCTATCTCTCCCAGGGCCATCTCGCAAGCCTTTAGTTCATCAATGACAGATGGCTTAGAGTCCCAACCAATCCTGGGGTGTCTGCTGATTGCGGCTCCGTCAAAAGCATCACCATTATTGATGATCGCTTTCGGCCTTAGCTCTTTGATAGCCCACAGCAATCCTTTAAACGCCGTGCTGCGGATTCCAGGCCAGAAGTGTGCGTCAGAGAAGACTAAGACGACCCCATTCTCAATGCCTAGATGGTATCGAGCAGCAGAGTTATAGGACGGTATGTGGTGCTCAACGCTACGCTCTGTCTTAGATGCGATAGAAGGAAGATTCTCATTATTTCTACCCTCAATCCTCCTGCGACGAGCCATTATTTGTCGTTCGCTAATACCGAGGATTTTCGCCATCTTGGCAGGGGACTGATACAACTTCCAAAGCTCAATAAACTCCGACTCAGAAACCGCTTCCCTCGGCATACAAAACCCTCTCAAGTACGTTGATTACGCGGTGCTCCACAGACTCTAGTTGCTCTGGAGTCGCTGACCTGTCTTGGGCTGTGGTTATCAGGTCGAATAGGAAAACATGAAGACACTCATGGAGGGCCGTCATGGATAAAGTGTCTTCGTTGATGGGAGATGCACCAAAGTCTCCCAACTGATACACGCCAAGTCGCGCTTGGTTATCGCACTGCATGGAAGCCATCGCATTTTTTACTGTTTTTTGGCTTCTCTCTAGCCTCCAGTCCGATATGTTCAGGACTGTCTGCCAGTGTCTTATGTACTCATCAAATAACCTTGCCTGCTCTGCTGTTGGTTTATTTGAGGGTTTTGGCATACGCCACCTTAGGCCATTTGCTTACTCTCAGCCTCAATGCCGTCCAATCGACGCATCCAGCCCTTGCCAAATACGTTAAACGTGCTCAGGCTCTTGTAGTGAGACTCACGCAGATCGCAGAACTTCTCAATCAACTCGTCAGCGGACATCTTGGTCACCGCCTCCAGCGTCTTGGGGCCAATTGCACCGTCCGCCACCACGCCCACAGCCTGCTGAAGGAATCGAGAAGCCCGCCCAACACCAGCATTAACGGCACAATCAAAAACGCACAAATCCACACCAGAAGGAAGATCATCCCCACGAATAGCGTCCCAAAAACGCTTCTTGTACAGAGGAGTAACCATTTCAATGGTAAGTCCACGCATATCTGCTTCAGTCGCAGGCTTGCCAGTCCACTCTTCCCAGACACGCTTGGTAACTCCTAGATTGGTCATTCCGCCCGGATCAGACGGATGATTGACGTAGCCACCCTCCCATTTGAGGATGTGCTTGATAGCCTCGTCCCAGTTGTGTTTCATTTTGCGCTAGTCCTATTAAGGATTTCAGTTTTCTGAGCCGAGCCAGCGGACGATCCGAAATAATACGCAATGATGCCCGTCCAGGCAGTTCCAAGAGAACCAAGCATCATGGTCAGCGCGGTGTTATCCGCCACAGACATTTTGCCGAACATCATGCCGCCGAGAATGGCAAAGAATCCCACCGTTACAGCAGCAGCCAACAGGGGTGGAACCCATGAGCGGGTGGAGGTTTGCATCTCACGGGCAGACTTCCTGTCGTCTACTGCCAGCTTCTCAAAGTTCAGGCCCAACTCCTGAGCCTGCTTCTGAAGCTCAATCTCGGCAATCTTGATCTGGGCTACCTGCTCGGCAGTCAACTTGTTGTCAGAGATAAGGTCGTTCACCTTCTCAGGATCAACGCCAATAGCCTTGGAGATGGCAGATACCGCCATGCCAGCCAGAGGGCCACCAAGGGCCGTGGCAATCGTCGGAGCAACCTGTTTGAGCCAATCCATTAGAGTCCTCCCTGCCTTTGCAGCGCCTCAACCACGAAATAGCCTGTTAGGCCAAGAACCAGCACAGTGAAGAAGATGGCGCAGCCAATCAGCAGCACCTCTTCCATCTCTTCCTGCTTGCGCTTTGCTTCTGCCTTCCTGCGACCCTCAGCACGGGCCGCATCAGCCTCCATCTGCTTTGCACGAGCCGCAATCCGCATCCATACGTCCATCTTGTTGGACTGGAAAAAGAGCATCTTTACGGACTCTTCAAACTCACGAGCCTGTTCTAGAGCCATCTCAAGCTCTAAAGCCTTGCCAAGCGCTGAACCCTTGAACTCGCCCTTTTTAGACTTCTCAACAACCTTGATGGCCTGTTCTTTGGCGTCAAAGTACTTAGACAGGACTGGGCCTAGAGAGGCCACATCGTCAACCGTCTTGGATACCTTTTTGACTAAGGCTACCGCCGATGATATGGCCGACAGGGCGGTTATTGGGTCAATCATCTGCCTCTCTCCTCATCCTCTTCTCGTGTTCTGCTTGTTCTCTTTTATCTTGTCTGTGCCGGTAGAACCAATTGACCGCTAGACCAGCAAGGCCCAGCAGAATACCAAATAAGACCCCGAATTGTGATGACAAGAACCAAGCCACAACGCTTGTACTTGCGCCTGTATAGGTAGCCTTAGCACCGGCTGCGGCAAGGCTGGCTTCAAGGGTGGCTTGCTGATCTGGAGTCATGATTTACTCTTCAAAGACAAAGAATGGCTCTTGTTGGGATTCCATAACGCCGCTTGGAGATGCAGCGGTTGCGCCACCAACGTATCCAGTTCTTACAACATTTAGACCAAATGTATTAGCTAATTTAGCCAAGTCTTTTGGATCAATCGCCCTACGAAGATCAATATCCTTGCCATCTTTAGACACAAGACGAGCACTTGCTTCATTGATAGCCTTGACTCCAGCAGGGTCTAAAAACAACCTCATGTGAGCTTGCCTTGTCGCCTCATCAACTTGCGCTTGTCCTAACAGCCCAAGGATACGGTATCCTTTTTGTAAATTGCTATAGATACCATTAACCAGGATATTGCTGACTTGCTGTGGAGCAATCCCACCAATAGCACGTTGCAGCGCAGACGCCTCAGCAACTGCCGCTTCATTGACCGGCAATCTATTAAAGTCTACTGTCTTTGACAATCGTGCTGTTTCAGCCAAGGAAGTAAGATTATTTACATGATCCTTGCCAAAAACTTGTGTAAATGCGTCTTTGTTTTTCTCTAAGAATCCGAATGGATCTCTAGAGTCCAGCATTGTGTTAACAAGTTGACTCCTGACAGCCATCTGGACATTTAGCTTTTCATCAGGGCTGAGCTTGTTCAAGTCTGCAAAGAAGCGATTACGGTACCCACGGCCAGTAGTTCCAAGCATCTTGGAGATAACTGCATCCGTTCCGCCAGCGTCATAGTCTCTTAGGAAGCTCTGACCAATACGGGCCTGTTCCGCCCTAGCAGCGTCATCAATTGCTACCCTCTCGGCACCAAGAACCTGCGCCCTAGTGACAGTATCTTGTAGCCTCTGTTGCAGACCAGGAAGGCCAGAAACAATATCGCTGTAGCCGCCATTGATGCTGGTTTTGGAAAGCAGATTTTCAAGTTTGGCAGGATCTACCAAGCCGTCTTTGCCCAGGGACTGGTTGTACAGCCTAGACATCACTGCTCTTTCGGCAAGGGGCATACCTTCCTCACCAGAAACGCGCAAGAACTGCGTCAGTGCAGTAGGAGATGATGCGATTTGCGGAGCAATCTTTTCGGCGTATTCTTGAGAATTGATCCTTTGAACAGCCTCTGCATCTCGGAATGGGATGCCGACCTTGTTGTAGTAGTCTCGATCTAACTGAGCCATTGCATCACCAAACGTGGTTTGAGTGCCACGCAAATTGACGTTGATGCCTCCGCTTGCATTTTGAACCTGATCCAAGGCCTCATCTACACGCTGCTGAAGAACTCGTAACTTGTCTTGTCTTGTCGGATCTTTAATGTTTCTAATATCATCAGCAACCCTGCGTTTTAATGAATCAAGAACGGTAATATCCATACCGACTCTTAGATCAGAACTTATTGTTGATGGTAGTGTGGTTCCAGTACCACCTCCCTCTACTGAGCGACGCAATGCTTTGAACTTATTAGATTCCTGTTCAACCATTCGCAATAATCCAGATTGCCTTGCCCAGGGATCTTTCTGGAACAAATCAAATGCAGTGTCCAATAAATTTTGAGTTTGCTGTGCTGGCAAAAGCGCACCTTGATTAGACGCCTGTTGAAGAACAGATGTATATTCTGGAGACAGTGCAGACCTTGCTGCTTTTTCACGAGCAACAACAAGATTCTGTATTGAGCGACCCAGATCAAGTGGGGCCACATCTCCTGACAAATTTAGGTTAGCTGTAAGACCACGAAGTTGATTGTTAATCGCATCTACACGGCGGTCAAAGTTAACGGTCGCTTCTTGAGCCTTTGCCGTAGCAGATGGCATCTCAGCGCCTGTAGCTGGGTACAGTTGGGCAGCCTTGGTTCTTGCGGCAGCTTGCAAATCCGTGTATAGACTTTGCAAATCCGCCCTGAATTTAAGATCAGTCTTGGCAAGATTTTCCATCTTTGCCCTAAGTGCGGCACTATCCAATCCAGTAGCTGCGGCTGGTTGATCCGCTCCAGTAACAAACCTTAGCCTATCATTGATGGCCGTAATGCGGGACATCAGATTTGGGTCAGCTTCAATTGCCTTGCCAATCAGATCTTTAGCGCGAGACAAGCCTTCTACATTCGCAAGATCCGCAACATCAAGATCTTTGACTCCTTGTGCCCTGCGTACGACAGACTCACCAGCCTTGAGCGCACCAGCGCCACTAAGTAACGCAAACGTAACGCCGCCAAGGACTTGTCCTGGCAAACCTGCTACTTGGCCTCCAACTTCTCCTCCAAATTCACCGCCCATACTGGCTACACCACCAGCAAGTGCCTGTGTGCCAAGCCCAAGCAATCCTCTTCCGCCCACAAGTGATAATGGATCTAATGCGCCCTCAATAAATGCTCCAGCATAACGCTGGAATCCAGTTGCGGGACGCATCTCAGGTTGAACGCCAAAAAGTCTTTGGACGTTTTGTGTCGTAACTTGTTCTAGTTCTGGTTGAGCAGGGAAAGCGCCCGCAAAAGTACCAGTTGCAGCAGCGGAACCAGCAGTAAGAGCAGCAGGAGTGCGTGTCACGCCTCTGCGAGCAGACTCTGTTAAAAACTCACCAGTACTGGTAGCAGGACGAGGTTGTAGTACCGCCTCAGAAGGACGAGATGGCCTCATCTGAAGTGCCATTGCAGCCAACTGCTTAGCATCTTCTACATTGCCAGCAGCATCTGCCCTCCGCAGGGCTTCAATGACCTGTTCGTAAGTTGCGGCCATAACTTTTTACCTCATTGATTCAAGTATTTGTCAACCAACGGATTGCCTGTTGTTGCTCTTGGCGCTTGAGCTGGTTGTGCCACTGGAGCCGCAGGTTGTTGAGGTCTAACCTCACGGAACTTAGCCAATTCTCTATCAAGTTGAGCCAAAGTAACACGATATTCAGGGCTTTGGTTATATCCCAAACGCTCAGCCTGATCGACATATAGCTTGCGCTTCTCTAACAATGCGCCACGATACACAGCCGACAAGTATCGGACAGCTTGATCTTTTTGTTGTTGCGTGCCGCGACCTGTAATAAATTCTGTGGCAGCCTGAGCAAGACGATCATCCAGTCCACCAGTCCTTGCAAACCGTGCAACGTCCCGATTTGACAATGGACCAGTCTCACCAACAAGTCGTGCCAATGTGGCTGGCAATGCTCGTGCCGCAACATCGTTAGTCGTAATACGAGAAATCGTGTCAATGGCGCTCGGCATCACAGACAGAAGTTCATTAGTGCGCTTAAGTGTTGGATCGCCAGATATAAAATTCTCAAACTTCATCCAGTCTTGAGGGCCAACTGGCTGTCCTGGCAAGATGATTTTTGGAGCATTAGCTGTTGCCCTGCTGCTTTGCTCCGCACTTACGCGCTGATTTACGATACGCTGTTGTTCTTGTGTGAGTTCTGTAAAAGTCTTTCCATATTGAGCTAATGCCTCTGCTTCTCTTTCCGCTCCAACAGATGGACCGCGTGGTGTTGCTGGCTCTTTCGGCAATTGGCGCTCTAAAGCATTTAAGCGAGCAGATGCACGACGAAGTTGTTCATCTCTTGTTGCACTTGCTGGCTGACTTTGCAGAGCAAAAACCTGCTCTTGTGCGTCAGCGATAGCATTTGCAAGACTGATTTGTGCCGGTATGCTTTCTGGCTTCTCTTGTTTTTGTAGTTGAGCAAGCTGCGCGTCAATAATTTGAATTTTCCTAGCAGTCTGTGGAGTCTGATCTGGAGCGGCAGACAACGTATCCCGCTCTTCAAGAAGTTTTGCAATAGACTGTGCAACACGAACAGATTCTGGCGCAGCTTCTGCGGCACGCTGGGGACGCAACACACTCAGTTGTGCATCAATTGCAGCAATTTGTGCTGGAGATCCGCCTTCTGCAACAAGTTGAGCTTTTTGTTGTTCGAGAGATGCAACTTCTCTTGCTTTTAGAATATCAGCAGGGGTTGCTTCTGTGCGCTGACGACCAGAGGCGGCGAGTGATGCTTGGGCAGCAGCCTCAAGCCTTCCAATATCCGCAGTGCTTCTCAAACGCTCTTGAAGCAATTGCGTTAGTTGCATTGCACCAACAGTGTCACCAGCTTGATTGAGAGCAAGTATTCCTGCTCTCATTGTTTCTGGATCAGTAGGGTCAATCTGCCGAGCAATGGCTTGACGGTTAGAGATCAGTTGCAGCGCAGGGTCTTGTGCGCCAAGAGCACTTCCAAGCACTCCGCCCAACTGATAGCCAGCCCGAGCCATACCGAAAGAGGCTCGCTGTTGAGGAGTAAGCTGTGCATAGCCAAGAGCCATGCGATCAGCTTCATTCATCTGTTGCTGACGATAGGCTTCTGGCGTAAGGCCAAATAGTGACTGAACAATGTCTGCCATGATTACCCCTTAAAAACTCCAATCGGTAGGCATTGCAGATGGTGTTACTCCACCGCCACCAAAGCCATATACATTGCCTGCGCCATAAGTATCCATAGCCGATCTAGCATTCATGTATGGTTGTATCGTTCTATCAATGCCAGCGCCAAACTGAGGATTCCTTGACAGACCCATCAGCAAATCGGCAAACGGGTTGAATTGCGCAGCAGCTTCAAGTGATCTTGCTGCGCCCATGCCGCCAGTCAATAGCGCCTGAGCGCCAGCGGGACTGCCAATCCTTGCTCCTATGCCAGCGCCAATGTCAAGTGGTTGCTGACCCAGTGTTTCAAGTGCTCTTTCTTGACCAAGATAAGCCTCAAATGGAGCCAAAGCGCCAATCTGTCCTGTATAAGCGCCACGCAACAACTCAGCACCAGTGCCAAACAACCCAGCACCAAACCTAGTCTGCTCCATACCAGCCTGTTGAGCACGAGCAGCCAACTCAGCGTCTTGCTGTGCAATAGCGTTATAGTAAGCCTCCATCTCAGGAGATGCGGCAC